AGATCGATAGTAACATCAATAGTGTCACCATCAAGCACCTTGTCTATCTTCGTCACTCGGAAGTTGTAACAACTCTTCCGACTTGGTGGGGTCATTTTTCCCATCATTCATCTCCGCATAAGCCATGTTAAGTATATAGTAGATATACCAACTTACTATTACGAGAAGGATTGCAACCATCCAGATCACACTCCAGACAACCATTTTAGACCCATGCTTTAGCAGCAAGAGTTACTGCTAATCCTAGAGATGTTCCCATGATGGTGAGTCTACTCATCCACCACATTACTTCGTGTTTGTTCATCGGCCCATTGGGACTAGTCCCATTAAGTAATCTAAACCTGTTTCGTTTGTGCAAGAATCCACAAAAGAAGGATGCTCCTGTAGAAAGGGAACATCCTCTTGTGCATCTTTAATAGCTTCGTACGAGTTTTTTGCATACTCGCAAATATAATGACGATGCTGTTCTGCATCGTGATACCCTACGGTATAGTGTGACAGGGGCATGATCTTTCAATCCCAGTATGTAATCTTATTTAGTATAGCACACCTGTCAACCTAAGTATATTAACTTATTCGGTCTTCAAAATCAGACATATAAGCTTCTCTATGTTTCCAAGTCATTCCACTAGTGGATCCCTTGCAAGGATTGATACAATCATCATGGTCTATTGAATTGCAAATGAGTCCAGCAAGGTCATGTGGACATCCAATTTTTCCAGTAGTCCAATATAATTGATCGTCTATCCAACCTGCTTTACATACAGGACATGTTTTACAATTCATCCTCTACCTCAGTCTGGATAACACAATCCGACTCAGGTGTTGCAACACATAACATAGCAAATCCATCTTCCATTTGTTCTTCATCAAGATATGATTGCCCACTTTGATCTATACTACCACTAATAATTTTTCCCACACATGTTGAGCAAGCACCAGCACGACAAGAATAAGGAAGATCAACACCTTCTTCTTCTGCTGCATCTAAAATATAAGTATCCTCATCACATGTAATTGTAGATTCGGATCCATCTGAAAGTTTTAAAGTAATTTGAGGCATGGTTAATTGATTATAATTGCTCTTTGATAAACCTAATAATGTCGTTACTTGCTATGTCTTGTTCCACGATAACCTTAGTTTTCTCTGCGATAGCATCCAAGACATTAACGTCAAGATCCAAGAATGGTGGAATGATACCAAGTATGCGAAGTAATCCATCTACAAATAGTGCGAGTGCTGTGAATCCAAGTATCATTGATATGATAGTTGCATCACGATTGTGTTTACGCATGGACTCTTCATCGATGCGTCTTGCTTCTGCTAGTGCATCAGCGATCATCTGATCTACTTCTACTTTAGTGTAAAAATCTCCTATAAATGGTATGTCGTGTTTGTCCATACTCCTTATAATCTGTATTAATTATAACATGGATGTCAAGTAATACTATGTATTGTTACATCATCTCATGAATGTGAGTAGATGGTCTTTCCAACGTCTTTTCTTTTTGATCCCTTTCCAACTGGTATAACTTATTCATCATCTCTTGTTTCTTTTCAATGTCCTCCAATTTTTTATGGACTTCCTTGAGTTCAGACTCAATAGATCTGTCGGTCATTTGATTTTAAAATGCTTCTCTTAAACCTCCTTGCCAAAACTACAAACAAGTTGTTGATTTAAGTATAGGTATTTATATTATTTTGCCTTTCTAAATTCTGCCATCAATTGATTATAAGTTGGTGCCATTTTAACTTGTTCTTTTGTTGCCAACTTATTTGCTGTCGCATACATCACTTCTCGATCTCTCTTACCATACAACTCCTTAAACCTATGGGCACTCTTACGTTTCATACCACGCACAATCCTTTCAGCCTCCTGATTAACAGGAGACTTCATATCGGATCCGAAACCTTTAGGTTTAGGTCTTGCCATTATCCACCTACTACTTGGACTTCTTCTACTATCACTACATTTGTTGCTGCAGTAATTTTAACAGCACGTGCTATTCTTGCTTTAGGACCAGATGCCCATGTGTAATCAGCACTAGCAGATGAAGAATCAACATCTGTTGTTAGGATGTTATTATGTACATCTATTGCAGTAATCTTTTTACCAGCAGTGCCAGCAGAAAGGAAGTTACTATCAATTGCTGGAGAAGTAGAGTCATCTACAATCGCAATGAAATCTCCTACAGAAAATGGATGATTGGCAGATGTATCATATACATGCTCACCAACGTAGTAATCAGCAGTTGCATCATCAACTCCTTTAACTATTTTTGCTTGACCAGGTTTACCACCCTTGATAAGAATGAATTCATTCTGTACTAGAGTTATTGCAGGTCCACCGTTAAAAGAAACAGTAGCAGCACCTGCTGTAGAACCAACTCTATAATATCCTGTTTGTACTGTTTGGTATTCAGAAGCACCAGCGGCTACCGAATTAGTACTTAATACATTGAGAACTGTCATGTCTTGTTATTTCGTGTCAGTATTATTTATCTCCTTTTGTTTCTTTAACATTTTCTGGAGATCAGCAGTGCTACCTACAAACATTGTATTGTTAACCGTTGATGGTCCTTTCTTCTCTTCTTTATCAAGCTCTTTCATCTTACCTTGAAGATCAATCAACTTATCTGCTACATCCCCGACGTTTTTAATAAGTTGCCCTGCCACCTCATAAGCTCTTGGATGATCGCTTGCTCTCGCAACGTCAAGTATACCATCTACTGCCTCCTGTCCTTTCATTACAAGATTATGTAGTTGAGCACGACTAACCTCATAGTCCTGTCTTACATCCCCTTCTTCGCTTTTCTTTAATGATGGTTTTACAACCTTCTCTACTGGAGCAGGTTGATCAACTTTAAATACATCATCTAAACCATCGTATGCACTCATTATGTAATATCCTCATCTACACCGCTTACAGGATTACGTTTCTTATTATCTGTAAAGTCTGCATCAGTAACACCAAATCCGAAATCATCATCTGCGTCAGCAGTAATAGGATCAGGAACAACTGTATACCTAACATCTCTTGGTGCAGTACCAACATTAGTACTTGCATACATGTCAGTAATAGTCTTCTTGATGATCTTACTTTCAGTAACAGGACCGTATAGGTAAGTCTTAGCAGTAAAAGCTAGAGTGTAAATGATTGCTCGTCTAGTAGCAAACTCACCTTCATAGGAATCCTCATAATCTATACTGTTTAAAACAACAGGAACATCCTTTATCTCATTCATCTCAGTCAATAATTTAATTGGCAAGTTATAATGAGGTTGGAAGTTAGGAAGTATTTGCTCAATAATTTGCAATCCATCATCCTGATTCTTTGATATGATTGCTAATTCAAATCCAATGTTATATGGAACTGGCATAAATGCCATCTTTGATTTTGAGTTATCACTATTAGTTGCTATCTTAATCTTTTGAGTTGGAGATACTTTTCTCTGTGCATCGTATGTAATACCATTAATCTCAAATGAGATTCTAGGTAAAGTTATCTGCACTCTCTTATTCGTTGGATCTGGATTCTGATCTAATCTAGCTAAGAATTTTTGTTTAGGTCCATATGCCAATGGCACCTTCATAACTTCATCTTGTCTCCTTAGTTCAATGTTATTAAACATTGTACCAAAAGCAACAATGGTCTTACGAAATATTTCGTGATAACTATAAGTTCCTAACATTAGATTGTAGTATCAGTAATTGATCCAACCGTACCGAATGGGTTTGATTCGGAGAAGTCTATAATATCATTATCAGCAGTCTCAAAGTCATTATTTTGATCGTACGTGATATTTTTATTATCTATTGTATTATATGTAGCAGTTGTCCAAGATGCACTTGAAGTGCCACCTGTCAGTGTTTCTGGAACAGAGAATGTACCAGATCTATTAATAACAATAAGAGTACGTGTGCCACTATCCCAAGACTTGACTTCAGCAGTAACGTTACTTGTTCCACCAGTAACAGTCTCACCAACAGTGAAATCACCAGACCCACCTGCTGCAAGACCAACTGTAATAGCATTAGCAAAGTTAGTCTCTATAGCATCAAGAGCAGCAATACCAGTGTCAATCTCTTCGTCACTGTATTCAAAGAGTTCACATTGACATTCCCATACATATCCTTTTCCTAGTTGGTAGAAGGGTTTCTCAACTTCTACAAACATAATTTCAAATAAATGTTTAGTTATAGGAAACCAAATTAGATCCCCTTCGTTGGGTCTTCCTTCAACATTGAGTACAGTCGAGTCATCAACTTTTTCTTTAAATTTTTCACGGGAGAATATAAACGTTGTCTTATCCTCGATGCGGATTCCAAACTTACTAAGAAGCTCGCCTTGTCCTTCCCATCCTTCAACATTATTGACATAGGCACGAATCGCTTTGGCACTTTCAAATTTGCCATCAGAGTCCTCTCCGAAGACTGTATCACGGTTGACAATAGTTCTCGGCACGTAGTAAATATCTTGCCCGTAAATTTCAATGCTCTCTACAATTAGGTTTTCTATAAATTTCTGTTCTTGTGCCGACCCATTAATATTTAATCTTGCACTATTACTATAATCAGACTGTACGTAATCTTGTGCTGGTGTATTTGAATATGCCATACATTAACCTACTAGATCTAATGGTGGAGTTTCATAACGATCTCTAAGTGTCTGCTCCAAATCTGTTTTATATGTTGCAGCATCTTCAAGAATTTGACGACCATTGAGTGTAACACCACCCAACATTTGTATGCCATCATACTTACTTAAGTTACGACCCCACTGTTGTTGGAATAGTGCTTCAGTATAATCCTTCAACCAATTGTCATTAAACATATCAGTATATGTTGTAGGATCTTGACGCATAGTCAAATCAACTAAAAGATTATCACCTGCTTGTAAAGTATCCCAATCAAAATCAAGATACAATCTATTCTGGTATTCATTCCATTTCACTCTACGATTTGCTTGAGAATTAGTGATCCAATCTAAAGTTTCAAGATATTGTGAAGTCATAAAGTAATGTAAGATCTGACCATGTGTCATCGCATAGATGTCATTGAGGAAGATCTGATATTTTATATTGAAAATATTACCAGGTACAACACTTGATGCACCAATATTACTGTATACATGGTTAACACCTAATACACCAGGTGGCATAGAAACGTAGTTGTTATTTTCATACCAATTAGTTGAGCCTTGTTGGGATGTAGTTTGTGCAAAATCTTTAATAGCATCAGTAACTTCAATCTTCATAAGAGATTGATAACTTCCACTATAGTGATACTCTTGATAATAATCGATTGCTTCTTCTACGAGATCATCTAACTGCTCAGTCGCAACGTTGATGTCTATCGTAGGATAACCCAACCTACGCAAAGCATAGTCTTTTAGTTCTGTTTTAGAAGCAGGTCTTGTAGCAGACATTTATTTTAAGCGAATGAAGATACAGTTAAGTTGTTAACATTACCAGCTGCGACAACTTCAGTCTTCTTAAAGAATCCATCAACGTTGTCAACAGTAACGGAAGTAGAACCAAGAGCAGTAATAACTCCAGTTGTACCAGAAGTGGCACCTGTTAAGGTTTGACCAACTTCCATTTCCTTCACAGTTAGAATAGCGATAGTAGCATTTGCACCACCACCTGAAATAGTAATAGTTTCACCTTCAACATAATTTCCACCAGCAGCATTAATTGTTACTGCTGTAACAGCACCAGCAACTGCTGTGATATCAACAGTCAATCCAGTACCAGATCCACCAGTTGTAGCTACAGCAGTTGCTGAAACGTAACCAGTACCACCAGAAAGTGATCCACTGTTAAGCACAGTAACATCGCCAGGAGTAGGATCTGCAGATAAATTTAATGTCAATGTTGTGGCAGTGGCAAGATTGTTTAACATTGATCTAAGTTGCTCGTAAGCATTATCAAGTTTTGCTTGGACTCTTGCCTCTGTATAATAAAGATTAGTTCCTTCAGAAAGATCTGCAGTATCGTGGTTATTAAGATTTGCTGCTTGAGTAGCAGATCCTGGTGTAATATCAGCAGTGCCATCAAAGGAAGTGCCACCAATAGTACGAGAAGTTGCTAAAGCAGTGGCAGTAGCAGCATTACCAGAGGTGTCCTGATTACCACCAGCATTAACGCCAGGAAGGTTTATAGAAGCAGATCCATCGAATGATACCCCACCAATGTTTCTTGCTGTAGCAAGTGCTGTAGCAGTATCTGCATTACCTGTAACATCACCAGTCACATTACCAGTAACGTTACCCACTAGAGCAGCAGTAATTATATTAGCAGCAAAGTCTCCAGATGCATCACGTAAGACTAAGTTGTTAGCAGCGTTTGTTGCTGCAGATAAGACATTGATTGTTGTATTACCAGCAACACCATCACCATTAGTAATTGTTACACCAGATGATGCTGTAGCCGAAATTGATCTTTGAGCGTATGTGTTACCAGCAGTCCTTACAACAAATCCAGTACCAGACATAGCTGCTAGGGCAGTAATATCAGCATCTGCATAGGTTGTTGTGATTGTTACATCAGCACTACCATTAAATGAAACGTTACCATCAACAACACCATCAACAGTAATTGTCCTTGCAGTTTCAAGAGTTGTTGCTGTAGATGCATTACCTGTCAATGCAGCAGTAATTGTTCCTGCAGCAAAGTTTCCAGATCCATCACGATTAACAACTGTAGAATTTGTATTAGCACTTGCAGTGGTCATACCATCTAGCAAGTCAACGTTAAGATTAGAAACCTTAGTTGTAGATGCGATAGAAAGTGGAGCAGTACCTGTTGCAAGGTTAGATGTTATCTGCCCATCAACTGTTAAAGTGCCATCAATATTTGCATTGTTATCTACATCAAGTGCTGTACCAGCAGCAGTAAGATTTAAGGATCCAGCTTTTATTCCAGCATCAGTACCAGAATGGACTTCTCCTGTGTTTGTTGAATCTGTTAAGAAGACATATTGTGAGGAGGATCTATCATATCCGAAGAACCCAATTTTAGCAGAGCCGTCGTAATAACGGAACTCAACACCACGATCCTTACCATCGTTAGAGCCTGGTGCTGTGTCACCACCCAAAGTAATAATAGGGTCATCGAGAGTTGTGACCGTGCTATTGACAGTAGTTGTTGATCCATTGACTACAAGGTTACCTCCAATAGTAAGATCATTATAGAGTGCAGCATCACCACTAGCATTAGTTACTGTAAATGCAGCACGAGTATTACCAGCATCGTAGACTACGAAGTTTCCACCAACATATGCATTCTTATCAATTGTTGCACCACCAGCAACTTGTAGAGCAACAGAAGCATCTCCAAGAGATGTTGCTTCATCAGTATTGCTGACTACTAAATTACCAGATATATCAGCATCATTATTAAGATCTAAACTACCAGTTAATTCTGTATTACCATGTACTCTGGCCCCGCCACCAACTGCTAAATTTTTGGCAGTACCAATACCACCACTAAGTCTTACAGCACCATCAGCAGCGTATGATCCTGCAAGAGTTTGATCAGATGCATTTGTGAAGGATGATACTCCAGTAGATCCAAATGTATTATTGATCTGTGTAGTAGATCCAACAGTTAATGTACCAGTAATATCAGTATTACCATTATCAGTATCTACTGTAAACTTATCAGTACCAGAACCATTCTGGATTGCAAATTCTTCATTGGCAGCATCAACAATTAAAGAATCATTGATAGTTGTCTGACCTTGTACAACTAGAGTACCATCAGTTGCTATATTACCAGATGAAGATGCAACTGTAAATTTATCTGTTGTACCTGACCTGACTGCAAAGTTTGCATCAACATCTACAGTTCCATTAAACTCAGATGTACTTGTAACTACCAGCGTGCCACCAAGAGTTGTATTGTTATCAACGTTAAGAGTTGAATTTAACTCAGTGTGACCATCAGCAGTTAGAGTACCTTCAATATTAGTATTACCATTTGAAGCGGTAACTTTAAACTTATCTGTTGTGTTATTTCTAACAGCAAAGTCTGCATCAATATCAGTTATACCATTAACATTTAATGTTCCTTCTATTAAAGTATTACCATTATCTGTATCTACTGTAAACTTATCAGCAGCAGATCCATTTTGAATAGCAAATTCTTCATTAGCAGCATTGATGTATACAGAGTCATTAATAGTTGTTTGACCTGCAACAACTAAGGTACCTGCAGTATCAACGTTACCAGAAGGTCCATCAACACTAAACTTAACTGTATCTCCACTATTTTTCTTACCAACAAATAAACCTTCTCCACTACCAGTAGCACCAATGTGTAGTGTTGTATTAACACCAGCACCACCAAAGACTCTTAAGTTAGAAGTGTTATGGTTTGAATAACTTGGAGTGTATGCAGCAACAGAACCTGCACGCATCTTATATCTGACAGACAGATAGTTTCTCAAACCGTAGTTTTCAGTTGC